TGTCGGCGGTCTCGATCACTTTCTCTTCTTCATTCATGGTCATTTCCTTCTTCAAGGGTGCCGCCTCAGCACGGATGACGCCCCGCACCTGAGACGGCGAATGGTTACGGGCGTTGAGATACGAGTGGAATTCGCTGAGGGTGACCTCCAACGTCTGGAGGCCATCGGCCAGTCCTTGGGCCACAGCATTGCTGCCGAAGAAGAGTCCAGCCTCGGTGGCGCGCACGGCATCAACGTCCAGGTCTCGCATCGCAGCCACGTGCTCGGTGAAGATGGCGTAGAGCCGATCCACTTCGCCTTGCAGCTCGGTCTTGGCAGCATCCGACAAGGGCTCGTGAGGCGAGTAGTCGTTCTTGTGGGCGCCCGCCGTGATGGCGGTGAACCGATAGCCGTCCTTGGCATCCTTGACTGACTGATCGACATGGAGCGCAATCACGCCGATGGATCCGACCCCACCCGTTTCCGTCACAAACAGCCGCTGGGCGCTGGCGGCAATCGCATAGGCCGCTGAATACGCGGCATCGTTGGCCACCGCCCAGACGGGTTTCATGGCTGCTGCCTCGCGCACACGACGGGCCAACTCGAAACTGCCCGAGGCTTCGCCGCCCGGGGAGTCGATGTCGAGCAAGATGCCGCTGACATGGGGATCAGCCAAAGCGGCATCCAACATCGCGGCGATCTCGCCGTAGGACGTCAGGCCTGAGGCGGCTTCCATGCCCAGCGAGCGCTTGACCAGCGAGCCGTGGATCGGGATCACTGCGATGCCGTCAGGGGTTGCGGCTGCAGGCGGCCGTTGGTAAACGGCCATGTCCATGGAAGGCAGCGTGGGGACATCGGCCATACCGATGCGCTGCCCGACCACGGAGAGAATCACGTCCAGCTTGGGTCGGTGAATCAGCAGGGGCGTCCCGAACAGGCGGGAGGCAAGGTAAGTCATGGTTGGGTGTCCTGGTTGTTGGGTGACGCACCGCCAGACTCAGCAGTCTGTGATTCGTCAGTCTGTGGATCGCTTGGCTCTGTCGACACTGCAGCCAGCGCCTGGTCGTGCCGGGCATCGGAGTCAAAGACCAAGCCCAGTGCATCGGCCCGGGCGTTATCGGCTGCGATCTCACGGTCCACGTCTTCGGCGTCGTAGCCGTTGCCGGAGATGGCCTCGGATCGGCTCATGAGGCCGGCACGAATAGCGAGCTTCATGGCGTTGTATTCCTTTTGCGGATCGACCCAGCTCCAACCCTGTGGAATCCACTTGGCGGCCTGGTACTGCCGCTTCTCTTTTCGGTAACCAGGCAAGTCCAGTGCCCCTTCCAGCACTGCCTGGTCCATCCAGGCCCGCCAGATCGGGCGACACAGTTGGTGCACGATCACACCGTGCTGCAGGGCTTCACAGCGGCGGCGAAACTCCAGCAGGCCAGCCCGGATGGAGGAGTAGTTCACCTGCGTCAGGTCCCCAGTGAGCATCTCGTAGGTGATGCCCATGGCAGCGGCCACCGCGCGGAACTGCTGGCGCATGAATTCGGCGTAGGAACTGCCGACATCAGCCGGTGCAGAGAACTTGATGTCTTCGCCTGGCTCCAGGATCTGCAGCGTGCCGGGCTCCATGCCCGCGAGTGCCACCCCGTTGCCATCGGCCGCCGACTCGCCCATCAGGTTGTCTTCGGGCGCCATGCGGGTGATGAAGCCGGCAAACATGGCGGCCGTCTTCTTCCTCACCAACTCTGCGTCGTCGTACTGGTCCAACTCGTTGAGTTTCACGAGCGCCCGGGTCAGCCACGGCTCGCCCCGGACCTGACCGGGACGCAAGGGGCGGAACAGGTGAATCACCTCGCTGGCGTCGATTCGCACAGTCTCCATGCCACCACCGCCAGCATTGCTGGACATCGGGGCCAGCAAGCCATCGTTGGGGTGCGAGCGATACAGGTGGTAGGCCACCCGGCGACCCAGACGATCGAACTCGATGCCAGCGCGAATGACATTCCCGCCAGGCAGATCCCGGTTCATGGTGGTTGGCAGGTGCTCGGCTTCCAGCACCTGGATCTGCAGCGCCACCGGCAGACCATCTTCGGTGCGGCGATAGCGCAGTCGCACCAGGGCTTCGCCGCCTTCGAGCATGGCGCGGGTGGCCAGTGCCTGCAGACCGTAGAAGTCGGTAAGGCCTGCGGCATCGGCCTCTTCGCACCAGTCCCACCACAGGCTGTGAATCGCCTCTCGCGTAGCCTGGTCCTGGACCATGCTTTGGGGCTTGATGCCTGTGCCGATGGCGTTGGCCACAAAGGCTTCGATACCAGCGGCGGCCCAGGCGTTGCGCCTGACCAGGTCACGGCTTTTGGCACGCAGTTCGTCTTGGGCCAGCGACAGGGCTGCCACCGCACCGGGATTGCTGGGCATCCAGGCCAGGGCGCGCCGCCCGCCGCCGGTGCCGTCATAGACCGGCGTGCCACCGAACATGCGGCGACGCAGATTTTTGAACCAGGCCATCAGAGTGCCTTGCTCGTGGCGACACGGATCTGGCGGGATTTGGGTGCGCCGGATTCACGAGCGATAGTGGCTTCGACCTCCGCAATCGCAGCCTTCAAATCGGCCACGCTGCGGTACTCGATGCTTTTGCCCTCGTAGGTCACACGGTGCTCGCCGCTGGCCAGCGCTTCGCGCAGAGCCTGCAGGTGTTCTGGTGTGTAGGTCATGCTTATTTTTTCACTCAAGTCATCCATCGGCTGCGCACCACGCGCCGTGCGGGCGCTGGCGTGCTGCCAGAAGTGCTGAGGCCACCGTCGAACTGCTGCTCTTGGGTGGCCTCGGGGGTTGTGATTTGTTGGGCGTTGAGCGGTGGGCCAACGCCGAGTTGTTTTTCGAGTTCTTGCCAATGACGGTCTTCGAACCGATCCAGGCCCGCCGCCGCTGCGGCCGCTCGGGCATAGACGTAGCAGTCGAGCGCCTCATTGCGCTCGCGCATCTTTTGCCACTCGCGGTGGGCAAATCCGTTGCGGTCGCGCCGGGTGATCAGCTGCTCGGCGCAGAGCTGTTGCAGGTACTCCGCATCGACCTTGGGCAGGTGCACGAAGCCGGCCGGGTAGATCGGCGTGATGCCGTCTTCGACCACCTCGGCGGTCTTGCGCAGGTGGTTGTAGAACTCCAGCTTGGCAATGCCCCCCACCACTGAATAGACCCGAACACCCCGGCGCAGCTTCTTGCCACCCACGGTCATGTCCACCGCCGTCGGCAATCCGACCAATGCAGCGCCCCGGGCCACGCCCTTCATGGGCAGCAACCTGGAATCACGCAACTTGCGCACGAAGGCATAGGCCTCTTGCGTGGCAAAGCCCGTGTCCAAACCGATGCGCGAGATGCGCAACGGCACCCCAGACGCATGCGTCCACGACTCATCGAGCATTTCGCGCAGTCGCTGCCAGACCGTCTCGCGGGAGGTGTCGCCTGCCAGCACACGGTGCTCCACCAACCAGGCTTCTTTGCCCCGACCGAATGCCCAGACAGAAACCTCAATGCGGTCCTTCTGAACGTCCACCCCGGCGCACAGCAAAGCCGCCCCCAGTGGGACGGTGCCGATCCGATAGTCCTCACGGCGCTCGAGCAAACGCTCCCATTCAGGGGTTTCACCTTGCTCGACCCAGGTCTCGCCCAGCTCTGTGTTTTTGAATGCTTTCAAGGCAGTTGCAGATCCTTGCGCCGCTTCCCAAGCTGCGGCGATGTCGGCCCAACTGCGCCAACCCACTGGGCTGTACAGACTGGACAGGTGAAACCCCACCGTTTTGCCAACGTAGTCAGGGATCGAAGATTGCCATCGACCCCGTTCCAACATCTCGGTTTTTTGGTATTCGTAGATGGGCTGCTCGCACGACTCGCACTTGTAGTGCGCCGTCTCGGGCAGTCCTTTTTCCCAGATCAGTTGTTCGAAGGTCAGGACTTGTTCGTGCTCGCAGTGCGGGCACGGGACCATGAACTGTCGCTGGTCTGTTTGCTCGTACTCGCGCTCGATGCGCGACGATCCAGAAATTGTTGGCGTCGAGACAATGAAAATTTTTCTGCGTGCAAAGGTTCGGGTTCGAGCCTCAGCCAGTGCAATCGCATCGCCTTCTCCTTCAACGTCACCCGGGTAGCCATCAACCTCATCCAAAAACAAATAGCGCACCGGCATCGAGCGCAGACCCACGGCGCTATTTGCGCCCGTCATCACCAGAACGCCACCACGGAACTCTTTGCCCAGGATGGTGTTGCCTGAATCGCGCGCCCTTGCGGGGGCGATCAAGCTAGAGAGCGTCGGGCTCTCTTCGATGAGTGGATCAATCCGCTGCTTGGAGTTGCGCTTGGCCATCTCGACCGTCGGCGCAACAGCCATCATGGGGCCAGGGGCCAGATGGATCACATAGCCAATCCAGTTGTTGCCGCACTCCGTGCCGCCGACCTGCGCACCTTTCATGAACACCACCCGCTCGACGGGAGACGTCGGCGAGAGACAGTCCATGATCTCTTTGAGATAGGGCGTGCGATTGGTTCGCCACTTGCCCGGCTCCGAGGCCGACTTTCCCGAGAGCACTCGGTACTGGTCCGCCCATTCAGACACGGTCAGCAGTGGGTCGGGGGTTAGCCCCTCGCGCCACGCCTCAGCAATGGCATCAAATCCGTCATAGTGTTCCAACACATTCCTGCATTCCGTAAAGCCTCAAGCCCCAATCAGGGCTCAGTCCAATCGAACGGCCAAATCGCCCAGTTCGATCAAGTGATTGCGCACGGCTTTTTCCAGCAGCACATGCAAGGTATGCCCATCGGCGTTGAGGTCAGCGGCCATCTGCGCAGCCACCCGCGCAGGCCAGTTCAACCAGGCATCGCGCTCGGCGCGCGCCATCTTGAAAACGTGTGCGACGGCCTGGTCACGATTGACCAACT